ATTAATAAATAGATATAAAAGACAATTATAAATGCTAAATCTGAATCTGATAAACTTGGTAACCAATCCATAATTACACTCCTTTAATTAATTATTTTCAAGGTATTGCTTTTCCTCTTCTTTCATTTCTTTTTCAATTTCTTTTTCTAAGTTACAAGGGATACATATTTTATCTTCTTCAGATTTAAAAATCTTATGAACCCATTTGGGACTATATTTAATTTTACATTTAATACATTTTTTTGCTTCCATTATTGTTCTACTTTTAATGCTAATTTTAATTCATCTTTAGCTTCTGGGTCTATCTGACTTAAAACTGTGTTCGGTCCAAGAGCTAAAACTAAATTTCCAAATTCTTGAATAACAGAAACCTGATGTGCTTCTTCTTGCCTGTTATCTTCTTGCTGTTCTAAATAATCGTTATGTAATGAACTCATTTGTTTCTCCTTTGTTTATATTGCATAACCACAATAAAGCATAACAATTAATAAAGCAACAACTTTCTTACAAACATTTTTAATAAATATATTGCAAATAACTTTCCTTTGATATATGGTAGTAAGAAATGCAATAAAGCATTTACTAAAAGGAAAACAAATGACCTACACAGAGGCAATAAAACTATACGGTGGTAGCAGAAGAAAGATGGCTGAACATTTAGGATTAAGCGTGCAGGCAGTGCAACACTATTCTAAAAATCCAGATCAAGACTTACCAGCAGCTAGGGTTTTTATGATTAAAACTTTGCTTGGTATAACTGATACGCCAAAAATGCCTAGAGTGATTATTACTGCTAAAGGCGAAATAGTATAAACATAATTACAAAGGGGTAATATGTACAAGATTAAAAATTGGGAAGAGTTTCAACCACCATTAAGACCAGATAGGAATGTTATTTGGATTAAGCTTTATAGAAAGGTTTTAGATGATTTTAACTGGAGCAATTTAACTGATAGTAATAAAGCAACCCTTATAGAGTTGTGGCTATTAGCATCAGAAAAAGAGGGTAATTTACCAGCAGTTGATGAAATTGCTTTTAGATTAAGGCGAGATAAATCTTTTATAAACAAACAGTTAGAACAGTTGTCGTCATTTGTTTTACGAGATGATGCCGATACGCTGCCGACTCGGTTGCCTAGAGTAAGAGTAAGAGTAAGAGTAGAGAAAGAGTTAGAGAAAGAGATAGAGGTAGATAATGGGTTCGATTTGTTTTGGAAAAATTATCCAAAAAGAATAGGTAAAGGCAAAGCTCAACTAGCATGGAAAAAACATAAGCCAGATATTGATGAAGTTTTAAAAACACTTTTTTGGCAGCTAGAGTCTAAAGAATGGTTTAATGAGAATGGAAAATTTATACCACATCCAACCACCTGGATTAACGCTAAAAGATGGCTAGATGAGCCAACAGAGGTGCAAACGTTTTGATTAATTCTAACAAACCACAGTTTAAGGAAATGCTAGACACTTTGTTTGAGATTTATAATAGGCGACACGCAGATCAAAGTTTAATAAGGGTTTGGTGGCATAAATTAGATAAGTATTCAATAGATATTGTAAGTAAATCATTTGATATATGGACTAGCAGCTCTAATAAGGCTCCAACACCTTACGATATTATATTGATATGTAGAAACAAGAGCCAGGAGATGTTAGCTGCCAAACAGCCTAAGATAGAAAACTTGGTAAGTAAACCAATACCAAAAGAGCTAAAACTTAAAATGCAAAAAATATTAAATAAGTTTAGGAGCAAAGCATGATTAATTTTACATTAGGCAAAAACAATTTAGATGGCTTAATTCTTAAATTAAAAGAATTGGATCCAGAACAACTTTGGACTGTAAAAATAACACCATATAAATCTACAAGGTCGTTAGATCAGAATGAATATTACTGGCGATTGGTTACAGAGCTTGCAAATTATTTTGGATTAAAGTCTAAAGATGAGATGCATCAAGTTTTATTATACAAATTACTTTCAGAAGAAAAACAAATTAAAAATTTAAAAGTAATAACTGTTGGCAGCACTACTAAATTAAATGTAAAAGAATTTAACAAGTACCTAGAAAAAGTAAAAGATTTTGCAATGAGTTATGGATTTAAATTAAACGAGGAGTAAATTATGTCCACACAACAAAGTTTAGAAATGTTTGACAAAGAAGAAAATGATCTTATTGAAACAACTTATACAAAAAAAATTGATGTGCCATTATATGTACCTACATATAAAAAGCCAAACATTCACGAACTTGCAAGTTATTTAAAATCTACAAAATTAACGCAAGCAATAAAAAATTCTAATGTAACAGAAGAAGAAAAAAACTTTTTAATTCAAGCAGCTTATAGGCACACAATATTTAATTTTGCAAAAATTGCTGATTATTACGCACACGCAGACAAAGAAATGCAAGAATTAATGGAACAAAGTGCTTTAGTTATTGTTGATTTTGATAAAGCCATTGAATGTGGATTTGTTGCTTTAAATGATCAGCTTTCAAATCAATATTTAGAGGAACAAAATGCTAAATAATTTTTGTGTTTTTATTTTAACTCATAATCGACATGATAGAGTTTACACATACAAAACTTTGAGAGATAAAAATTACACAGGAAAAATTTTTATTATTTTAGATGATGAAGATAAATCTTATGATGAGTATGTAAAGTTATACAAAGATCAAGTTATTGTGTTTTCAAAAAAAGAAGCAGAAAAAACTTTTGATATAGGTGATAATTTCAATGATAGACGAGCTGTTGTTTTTGCTAGAAATGCTTGTTTCAATATTGCTAAAAAATTAAATTACAAATATTTTTTAGTGCTTGATGACGATTACACTGATTTTAGATGGTCTTTTGATAACAACAAAAAATATGTAACAAATAAATATATGAAAAATCTAAACAAAATATTTGAGATCATGTTAAATTTTTACAAAAAAACATCTTTTACCAGTATCTGTATGGCGCAAGGAGGTGATTTTATTGGAGGAGCCGGAAGCGGATTAAGTCAAACATTCATAAATGGTCAAATTTCAAGAAAAATTATGAATAGTTTTTTGTGTTCAGTTGATAGACCTTTTCAATTTGTAGGAAGAATCAATGAAGATGTAAATGCTTATTGTTATTTTGGTAACAAAGGACATTTATTTATGACTGTTGCCCAATTAAGGTTGGAGCAAAAAGCAACACAAAGTAATGCGGGTGGCTTAACTGATATATATTTAGGCTCAGGAACTTATGTAAAAAGTTTTTATTCTGTGTTATATAACCCTTCCAGTGTTAAGGTAAGACTAATGGGTCAAAGTAATAAAAGATTGCATCACAGCATTAATTGGGATGCTACAGTACCTAAAATTATTTCTGAAAAGTTTAAAAATTATGGCAAAGAAAAAGAATAAAACAAAAGACGAAAAACAGTGGCTCAATAAAATGTCAGAGTTTGGATGCTGCATATGTAAAAGATACTATGACGAGATTGATGCACCACCTGCAAATTTACATCACATTAGAGAAGGTATGGGCATGGGTCAAAAAAATAATCACTTTATGGTTTTACCACTTTGCCACCATCACCATCAAGGTAAAGATGGGTTTCATACAAGTCCAAAAAAATGGGTTGAAGCATATGGAAAAGAAAGCAAAATGCTGGAATGGGTATTGGAGAGCTTATGAAGGTGTTACCAATACAACATTATGAAACTAAAGAATGGTTATTAAAAAAACATTACGCAAAGCGTATGCCTCAAATTTCTTATGCTTTTGGATTGTACATTAATAACGAGCTTGTTGGTGTTTGTACATATGGTATGCCACCAAGCAGCACTTTAGCTGAAAGTATTGCAGGTAAAAACTTAAAAAAAAATGTATTGGAATTAAACAGATTAATTACAACAGATAATTTACCTAAAAATTCTTTATCATACTTTGTATCACAAACATTAAAAATGTTGTCTAATAATTTTATAATTGTATCTTTTGCAGATTCAAATGTTGGACATAATGGATATATTTACCAAGCAACTAATTTTATTTACACAGGAATGTCTACAAACACTTCAAAATTAATTGATAAAAATGGAAATGAATTTCATTTTAGAAATATAGGTCACTA